AACGTGAACGTTGGGCAGTAGATGAAATATCTGTAGACCACCCTAAACGCAAAGAAGAGGGCGTGCGTGACGCTACTGTGAAAGCTGCAGGTATTACGGCTAACGTCACAGGGCTGCATTGTAATGTAGCAGTGCTAGATGATGTAGTAGTTCCTGACAATGCATATACGAATACAGGGCGAGAACAAGTAAGGGCGTTTTACTCTCAGTTGTCCTCTATTGAATCGACAGGTGCAAAAGAATGGGCTGTAGGTACGCGCTATCATCCAGGCGACTTGTACAAAGACATGATGGACATGACGGAAATCTACTTTGATGATGATACAGATGAGGAAACAGAAGAACATGTTTATGAAACTTTTGAAAGAACAGTTGAAACAAATGGTGAGTTTCTTTGGCCAAAGCAACGGAGGGCTGACGGCAAAGCATTTGGTTTTGATGCTAAAGAGCTGGCTAGAAAAAAAGCGAAATACTTAGATGTAACACAATTTTATGCACAATACTACAATAATCCTAATGCAATAGAAACTCAACTTATTGACAAAAGCAGATTTTTATATTATAATAAGGAACAAATTGACAATATTAGTGGAGCGTGGTATATTGGTGATAATATGTTAAGTGTGTATGCTTCTATGGACTTTGCATATTCTGTCAGTAATACTGCTGACTATACTGTTATAGCTGTTATTGGAGTAGATGAAGATAATAACTATTATATATTAGATATTGATAGATTTAAAACTAATAAAATATCTGTTATGTATGATAGAGCAGAAGCAGTATATCGTAAGTGGAAATTTAAACGGCTACGTTGTGAAATAGTTGCTGCACAGCGACTTATTGTACAACAGTTTAAAGAGTATATGCGTGGGCAACAAATTGCATTCAGCATTGATGAGTACAATCCCCCACGCAACATGAGCAAAGCGGAGCGTATTGCGGCTATTCTTGAGCCTCGATACAGCAATGGGCAGATTTGGCACTACAAAGGAGGTAACTGCCAAATTTTGGAAGAAGAACTTATTTTGAACAATCCTGAACACGATGACGTTAAGGATGCTGTAGCAGCTTGTATAGAGATTTGTAAAGCACCTATGACTCGTATGTGGAGTAGGAAATCGAATGTAATTCCTTTTAATTCTAGATTTGGTGGTGTAGCACTATGAATGAAAATATACAAGTATCTTTAAATGACGATTTGTTAGCAAGCAAGATTAGCGACTTTTGGGTGCGTTGGAATGATGCAAGAAATGTGTGGCGAGAAAACACGCAAGAACTACGACAATATTTGTTTGCAACCGATACTCGCAGTACTAGTAATTCTAAATTGCCTTGGAAAAACTCTACGGTAACTCCAAAACTCACACAGTTACGCGATAACTTACACGCAAACTACATGGCTGCGTTGTTTCCCTCAGAAAACTGGTTTACGTGGGAATCAAACGATAAAGACGTAGATTTAATGGCTAAACGGTATGCTATTACTAGTTACATGAAACAAAAACTTAAAGCATCTAATTTTCAATTGCTTGTTTCAAAACTTATTTATGATTATATTGATTTTGGTAATGTATTTGTTACTTATGATTATGTTAATGATGTAGCATTTAGTAAGGACAACGAATTAATTAGCAGGTATGTTGGGCCTAAAGCATATCGGATTAATCCAAATGATATTGTATTTAATCCTATTAGCGAGTCGTTTGATAAAACGCCTGTAATTAGGCGTATGCTTAAATCAATTGGTGATTTGCTTACAGATATTGAAACTAAACCTGCATTAAATTATGATAAAACGTCTGTTAAAAAAGCTTTACAATTTCGTCAAAACTATCGTGATGACCCTGAGTTTAAAAAAGAAATAAACTTAGCTATTGATGGATTTGGTAGTTTAGATGAATATCTTGACAGCGATATGGTAGAGTTGCTGGAATTTTGGGGTGACATTTATGACCCCGAAACTGAAACAATGTTGCGTAATCAACTTATTACTATTATTGACCGTAAATGGATTTTGCGTAAACAAATGAACCCGTTGTGGACAGGAAACAAACCTATTCACCATTGCGGTTGGCGTTTGCGTACAGACAATTTGTGGGCGCAAGGGCCATTAGACCAATTAGTTGGCATGCAATATCGCATTGACCATTTGGAAAACCTTAAAGCTGACGTATTTGACCTTATTGCTTATCCTGTTATTAAAGTAAAAGGAACTACAGTAGAAGAGTTTGAATATGAACCGGGTGCTACCGTGTTTGTAGGAGATGAAGGTGACGTTGAGTTTCTGCGGCCAGATTCTACCGCTCTCAATGCAGATTTGCAAATTCGTGAGTTAATGAACCGTATGGAAGAACTTGCGGGTACGCCTCGTGAGGCTATGGGTATTCGCACTCCAGGTGAAAAAACTAAATACGAAGTACAACGTCTTGAAAATGCTTCTGGTAGAATTTTCCAAAGTAAAATTAGTTGGTTTGAGCGTAACATTTTAGAACCGCTGCTTAATGGAATGCTTGCCGAATCAATTCGTAATTTTGAAGGCGTAGAGTTTATTCCAGCTAAAGATGAAGAGTATGGTACAGAAACGTTTGTTGAAGTTACCAAAAATGATTTAATGGCTGCAGGTAAAATTTATCCTATTGGCGCACGGCATTTTGCAGAACAAGCAAAGTTTGTACAAGAACTAGCCCAAACTATACAAACAGTACAAGGTATTCCGACAGTTGCTGCACACCTAAGTGGCAAAGCTATTGCAAAAGCTTTAGAAGAAAACCTTGGATTAGCAAACTACAAAATTGTAAGTGACAACGCTTCTGTATTTGAACAAGCTGAAACACAAAAACTTATCAACCAAGTGCAAGAAGAAATTATGGTACAACAACAAATGAGCGCACAAGAAAGTGGGCTTGACACTGGGGGTATGGATGAATCTCAAGTTAATCAAGAACAAGCCTGAAGACGTATCGGCTGATGAATTTAAAAAACTTTGGGAAAATACAGGATATACGCTAGAGCCTTTATACAAAGTTTTATTGGATTTAAAAGATGAAGTAAATAGTATTACAAAGGATGATTTTGATTGTCCTAACCACTATGCAAAACTTGCATACAATATGGGGCAAGTAAAGGTAATTGATTATATTATCTCTATGCTTCCGAAATCCGTCAAAATGTAAACTTTCGTGTTTTTTTGACTCTAAGCAACTAAAGAAAAGGAGAAAAGCATGACCGATGCTACAATTTTTAATACTGAAGTAGAAGACCAATCTACAAACTCTGCTGAAGCGACAACTGAAGCACCCTTGTTTGACGCTCTTGTTGGCGAAAAACAAAAATACAAATCACCAGAAGAGTTGGCGAAAGCATACACAAATGCTGATGAATTTATTAACACCTTGAAAGAGGAAAATCGTCAGTTGCGTGAGCAAGTTGCTCAATCAAAAACTATTGATGAGGTGATGGAGAGACTAACTACAAAACAACCTGCACCAGAGGCAGACAAGCCTGCTGTTTCGGGAGTGAACCCAGAAGATGTGCAACAGATTGTAGAGCGTACTCTAGATAGTCGTAAAACGCATGAAGAAAAACTTAAAAATTTGCTTGAAGCTGATAAACTAATGAAAGAACGGTTTGGTCAGAAAGCGGATGAAATCTTTAAATCAAAGGCTAATACGCCAGAAAAGCACAAGGTTTTAATGGAACTAGCGTCTACGGCTCCTGCTGAATTCTTCTCTTTGTTTGCGGGAACACCTGCTGTTACTAATAACATAGATAATGGGTCAGCAAATACTACGTCTGTAACGTATAGCGGAACGCCTCGTGACACTGTTGAAGGTACTAAGGAATGGGCTGCTAAAATCCGTAAGGAAAGCCCTGAATTATACTGGTCACAAGAGTTCCAATACAAGTTGCAACAAACTGTTACTAAAAACCCCGACCTATATTTTGGTCGATAAGGAGATATAAATGGCTGGTGTTGATTATGCAAAAGTCAATGACCATCTGGTTCGCACCGAACTCTGGTCATCTGAACTAAAAGACATCCTGCAAGAACAACTGATGGGCACGAAGTATGTTCGTATGCTCAATGGTTTTCCTGACGGGAATACGTTTAACATTCCTTCTGTTGGCGAATTGCCAATGCGTGAAGTGGCTGAAAATACGCCTGTTACGTACGATTCGATGGATACTGGTGAGTTCACCTTTAGCATCGACCGTTAT